ACCAGAAACTTGGGGCCATTTGAGTACACAAATCCCCTAACACCTGGCCAGCAGACCTTCTTAAAGTGACAATAAGAGCATCCAGTATCCAGTCTTAGGTTCCCTGACTTGCCATCTGGGATAGGCTCATGGCAGTGCTTGGGTGGTTCTTTTAGTTGCACTACTTCATTAATGTGTTTAACACGATCTTCAATCGAGTAAGCAATCGTTTTATAGATTGGGGCTTGTGTGTCTTGCTCATCATAAAGCAGGTAGGTCAGGTGGCCGTTCTGCTTGTCCATAGCCAGCCAGCCATACTTAGTTTCACCCTCTGAGTGTGCATAGGCTTTGATCTGAGCCACGTAACCAAAGTCATCATCATAAGCAAGAGATCCGTCCTTGAACTTCTTAAACCCGTAGGTGCTGGTGGATTTAACGTCAGTGACAATCCCGTCTATCTTGCAGTCCATGCTACCTTTGATATCACCCACAGTGCATGGGTGCTGCTCATGGGTTACTTCATGCCCTGACATCTTGGTCAGGAACAGCAACATCTCCTCGATTAGGTGTCCATACATGAACTTGATCAGGTTCTCAGGACGGTACTTTTGTTTTGCCTTAGAGTGATAATGGTTCCACAAGTAGCGGTCATCACGTCCAATGTTAGAAAGCCTGAGCTTACGGGCATCAAAGCTTTTGCTAAGGAACTCCTTGCGCATTAGATCCTTGACTGCTTCACCAAAAGTATCAATCTCTTTTTCTACATCAACCCCAGGCGGTGCCCTTTTGGTCAGGACTAGGGTGTAGATGTCTTGTACCAGTTTAAAGATTTTCATTTTACTTACGATGCCTTACAAAGCGAAGCTTGCGACTCTTAGGGTTGAAGCATAGGATTTGTACACCCAAGGCTTCCTGCTTAAAGGTTCTTTTGAACCCCCAAGAAAGATCAGAGGCTTTTGACTTGATATCAAACAGGTGTACTTTACCTTCTTTGATAGCCACAATATCAACAGGACCAGTACACCCTGCATTCTTGTACACTTCAAAGCCATTATCCCAGAGCCAGGTAATGGCATAGTGCTCTGCAAAGTCACCTTCTCTGCTGCTTGAGTTATTCATCAATGTGTTTCACTCCAATTGTTCCCAATGTGGTATTCACCATCCAAAGGACACTTAAGATTAAAATGCAACCCTGCTGCTTTGATGCATTCAACTGCTAACCAACCAAACTTTCTAGCGTGGTCTGCCCTGACTTCAGTTTGTATCTCATCATGGATATTACCAACAAACTTAAAATCTAGCCCTTGGAGTTTAGCATACTGATTCAGTATACATAGTGCCTTTTTCATAACGATGGCACCTGCTGACTGTAGTAAAGTATTTAGTGCTGCATGTTCTGATCTTATGTGGAGTTTTCTTTTGTCTAACCCAAACAAATAACCCCTTTGGGCTGCTCTCGATACTTGTTCCCTAAGCTCTTTAAGTGCCGGTACGTTACCTAAGAATTCTTCTTTTAGCTTTCTTCCTTCCTTAGCACCTTTGCCCACAATAGACCCAATCTTTTCATCACCAGCCCCGTACAGGAAGGCATAGATAAAAGTTTTAGCCTGAGGCCTAGTTTCTAGCCCAGCAGCCTTTTGGTTACGTGTGTGGATATCACCCGTCAGTAGCTCATTAGTGTATGCAGCATCATTCATGTAGTGTGCAAGCATTCTAAGTTCTAACCCAGAAGCATCCACACCCACCAGAACGTACCGCGGCTTTGCTATCCAACACTCACGACACTCTTTACCCCAAGGCTTGCCATTAGCAGTCACCTGGGCCAGATTGGGGTTGCTGTGTGTCATCCTGCCGGTAACAGCACCGTTGGTCTTGACTTCTCCATGTACACGCCCATCAGGTTTGACTAGCTCTAACCACGATTCCACCATAGCTATACGCTTCTGTAGCATCAGGTATTCTGCGATCATCTGTGCTTCAGGGATCTGAACCCCTTCAAGCACAGTCTCGTCCACCTTGGCTTGTCCTGTCTCTGTAAACTCTTTAGGTTCCCACCCAAAGTGCTGCAGGTAGCGACCAATCTGCTGTCTTGATCCTAGGTTAAATTCAGGCCAGTCAACACGGGTAAACGTTCCTGAGACATCCCTAAATTGATCACCCAGGAACTTCAAACCCACAACAGACAAAGCCCCGTCTGCTTTGAATTTAGGTTCAATCTCTTTAACAGATACTGGCAAAGGCCTAAACCTTTGGAGCACTGATTGCTCTACCTGCAACAGGCGCTCCTTAAGCTGCCCTAAGAACTCAAAGCACTTCCTTTGGTCTAGAAGCCACCCATTGCGTACCTGATCTGAAATCACCCAAGCCACCTGATGCTCTAGCTCTATGGCTTCCTTTGAAGGCTCTTGCTTCATCAGGTACTCATAGGTGGCTTTAGTGACCTGTACGTCCCTAAGGCAATAGTCCACCATCTCTTGGGTTAGCTGAGACCAATCAGAATGATCACCTTTCGGAAAGCCTAGGTATTCCCCATAAGCTTTTAGTGAGTGCCCTTCTTGCCTTGAGGGATCTATAAGCCTCCCAAGGACCAAAGTGTCTAGCACCTGGTCCCTTGGGATTTCAATACCCCACAAGTCTTTAAGCACAGGGCAGTCAAAAAAGATCCCGTTGTGGAATACCCATGTGGAGTCTTTGTGTTGATTAAAGAAGGTTACAAAGTCATCACGATTCGTGAATGTCTGATTGTTGACACAGACCACCCATATCGTATCCGGGGTCAGGCTGTTCGCTTCTATGTCCGTGTACAGCAGCATTCTCTAGGGCCTCTTCATTTTCCTTCTTTTTATTGTCTCTGTAGTCTGACCATTTGTTTATTCCCTCCCAGATACCTTCAAGATTTTTTGCCTTGTACCATTTTTCATAAGACCTATGCCTTGGGGAGTACATCATATTGTAAGGTGAAACAAACCAGTATGTACCCCTGTGGAAAAAACATACTTGTCCCCTGTCATATGGGTAGATCTTTTTTTTCCCTTTGCCTGTAAAAAAAAGTATCGTTTCCTCAACAAGATCAACATCAATATCGGGCTTTTTTATCCAGTACTGACCCACTCTTTTAGCCATGTTAAAAAACTCCTAAAACGGGATTACTTCTTGGTCTTCTTCTTGAGGTTCAACTTCCACCATCCTACCAGTGTCTCTGTCATAGAACAAACGACAAGCTACACCCGTAAGGCCAGCAAAGCGATTCTTCAGTACACGCACCACCGTTGTGTTTGCTTCTCTGAAGTCTTCTGCTTGTTGATTACGTTCAAGGCCAATCACACAATCAGACAGTTGTGCAATAGCAGCAGACCCCCTTAGCTCACTTAGAGACACCTGAGCACCTTCTTCATGCCCCTTGCTACCTTGAGGCCTGCGAAGGTGTGATACTAGGAACAGTCCAATATTCAGTTCCTGTACTAGTGTCCTAAGCTTGGTCATGATGGCATCAATGGCTTTTCTTTCATCACCAATGCCTTCCTGCGAAGATACCATGATGCTGATGTGGTCTAGGATGACCCACTTGCAGTCATAAGCTTTACACATGTAGCGAATGCGGCTATAGACGCTTTCATCATCAGCAGACCCAAAGTGTTTCCAAAAGTAAAACCTTGACTGGTCTATCTGTTTAAGCCAGTGGATTCTGTCTTCCTTGGTGATCCCTGAATTGGGCAGATGCAGTGGTCGGTTTGCCAGCAAAGAGGCAATACCGAGCCCTGACCGCTTTGGAACTTCTTCCATTGCGATCACTGCAATGTTATCTGTGGTTTTTTGATAGAGGTAGAATTCAAGCTCACGCAGTAGCTGGGATTTACCCATCCCTGCACCTGACGTGATCGTAACGAGCTCTGAGGGCCTGAATCCATAGGTCAGGTTGTTAAGGCCTTCCCAAGGGTATGGTGTGGAATTATCTTCCTGTTCTTCCTCGACTTCCTTGATGATGTCTTCAAACGTCACAATACCATCAGGCTTGTGAAGCTTAGAGTCCCACCAGGAAGTCATGAAGTCGGTAATGCGACCTTCCCGGAGATAGTCACAGGCGTCTTTAAGCTCCCC